TTATTTTCAATGTTTTCTTTTGACGTGTCAACCTTTACAAAATCTGTTGTGATATAGGGAATCCATTTTTCTATTGATTCTTTAATTTCTTTATCTAATATATCACCAATATCAGTTGTGATTTGATTAAAAATAACATTGTATATATCAGTCCCAAAATCAGGATGCATGAAACGTTCACCCTTTCTTGTTAAAATGAGATTATATACATTTGCTGTAGCTTCCTGAATGGTGGTTTCTGTCTGTTCAAAATAACCTGTGTTCCCCATTCTAATTGGCACTTTTATTCCTATAACTTCCATTATTTTTTGTCTTCCTCAAATTTATATGAAGAATTCTTAGACTCGAAAGCAGTTTTACTTGCTTTGTGTCGAGCCACAGGAATTCCTCCTTCTTGTCTAAATGATTTTGCTTTAATATCCATCTTTTTCAAAAAATTTCTATAATTCATTTCTCCTATGGGAATTCCTCTATTTTCATTTGTCATAGGTATTTCGTCGTTGTTGTTATTAATATTTATGGCAGTTTCTCTCAGAACTTTTGATATTGGATTATTTCCTGAAAATGCTTGAATTGCTTTTTCTTTTAATTCAGATTCATCAAATAATCCATTGTCATCATCATATCGTATTCTATCCATCAGAGAAATGTTTTCTGGTTTTTTCGTTGTATAATTTAATTCTTTTAGTAATCTTGGTAGCTCTCTTCTTAATGTTTTAACAATACATTGTTCTATTATTTTTTCAAATTCACTGCGTTTCATTAAAAATCTCCTTATTGTAATCCAACCCATGGCATAACCAATGGTACCGGTGTAGGACTTGGTGGTGTAGTACCAACAACTTGTCCTGTAATTGTCTTTAGATGATTAGAAAACAAATTAATAAACTCATCTACAAATTCTGATGTATTAGCGTTTTCTTTAAATTTAATAAAATATGATGGAGAAGGAAAACCAGACATAATTACAGAATTAAGAGTTACAGTTCCAAACCCAATGGCAACCGGAATAGGTATTAGAGAAACTTGAATTCCTATCCACGAAGCTAACAAACTTGCCCAAATTATATTTGTATAAGTAATTGCTGCCATATCTATGTTTAGTGTCATTCCCGCCCTCAGAGAGTTTTCTATTCCTGTTTTTATTATATTAGTGTTTGTAGGCAACCATGATAATATGGTATATCCAGAAATTGGAATTGAAAAATTCAAACTAAATACACTTGTCGTAATCACTTTTTCATATTCACCTGCTATATATGATGCTACGTCAGATGGGTCTTGAGTGGTTTTACTGTTTACGTTTGAGTTAAAATATGTAAGCAAGTTATTTTTAAACATGGACCAATTTATCATTATTTTATTTCCTATACGCTAAAATTCTGTTTTGAAAGAGCAGAATCTATTTTGGTTTTCCATTGTTCTATTTTGTAATATTCTGGAGGTAATGGAATTCCAGTTCCACCAGAAGCAGAAGGATGCTTGTGATTTAAAATATAGTCAACAAGTTCTTCTATAATTTTTTTTAATGTCTCACCTAATACAAGAGGTTCTGTTGCATCGTTTTTTCCTAAATAAATATTAGGAGATTCTATTATTAATTTTGATTTTGAATTTATTATGGTTTCATCATCGCTATCAATAGTAATAATTCCAGACGAAGCAAGATTTATTGCTTTTTTTGAAAAAATCATGGCTTCATTCATTTTAGAATTTAAAACAATTCTATCACTATTCATAATAATTTGATTTCCATTTAATACAGACGGTTTTTCTTTATAGAATTCCATTTCTGACTTTGAATCAGAAGTAGCAGTAGTCAATGGTATATCATCCATTGTAGAAATCCATATTAAGTTTTTAAATAAATTTATATCATCAACAATTGGAACTCCTTCTTCGTTTGGAACTTCGTCTGGTTGACCAACGGAAATAATTATATTAGGATGAATGGAATCGTTTTCTGAACTCAGTTTTATATGATTCCCAAACCTTCCTTCAAGTATGATATCACCTTCTTTTAATTGGGATGGTTTAACATCAGATTTTATAAACGTTTTTCCTAATAAATTGCCATTTTGATTCTTAATGTTTGGTATTCCTGAAACATATACATCTTCATAATCAGAAGCTTTCTTTTTTCCTGAATATTGAGATGTAAAATCAGGAAGACTTATTCCATGTTGAGCATTTTCATTTATATTATTTTTTATATTTAATCTATCTGAATACCATAATTCATTCAAATAATTTATCGCTATTACTATTTCTCCTATTAAAGGAAATTGCTTTATATTTGATTGAATGGGTTTAGCATAACTTAATAATGCTTTATCCTTTCCGTTTTCAGATACTACAAACCGTATTTTAGCTTTTCCTATGTCTCTATAATCAGAAAAGTCTGGGTGTTTGTCATCGAGAATTATGTCAATAACTTCGGCAGGTTCTAACTCATAAAATTCATATTGAGGAGCTCCTATTCCTCTACTTTCATTTGAGTCTTTTGTACTCAATCCTATTTGTCGAGAAGTGAAGCGATTTCCGCCTCTATTCTTGTCTATCTTGAATGACATTGGTTTTTCCTTCTAATTCATCTGTTATCTTTTTGATTTCATTTATATTATTTTTTTCTTTTTCAGCTATATCAGTTAAATTACCAAGGATTTGTTTTTTCTCGTCATCACTCAATAATTCAGTATCACTTGAATCAGGTTTGTCCTTTATCAATCTTTGAACAATATCAGCAAGTCTTACTAATTGCTCATCGTTTTTAACAGAAACCTCAAGATATTCCTTTATAAGAGGAACTAACACTACAGCAGTATCTAACCCCTTTATAAAAGGTTTAAGTTGAGTTATTAAATTAACTATTTGAGTTTTTGTATTGGTAGAATTGGTATAAATGTCATTAAATACATCACCTAACGTTTTTCCTGAAAATATTTCATAATTTTTTTTGTCATCCACGGTTCTATTCCTTTCACTTGTTTATTATAAATATATTATTTAAGTAAAAAGTAATAAAAACGATAGGTGGTAGATTTATGAAGGTATAAAAGATATAAAAGTTTAAAATTTAATCAGAACTTCATCTGGGTCAAAATAACCAGATTTTTGATATTTTCTCAAAAGTTCCTTGTTATGTTTTTTCATTACATTAACAACAGATGTGATATATTGAGTTTTCAATCCAGTCATTTCTCTAATCATAACATATAAACTTTTTTTGTTAAAATTCTCTATGTTTTTACAGCGTTTAAACAAATTTATTATAGCATCTGCTATCATCATTTCGTACCGCTTTGAAAATATACTTGGTAGATTTAATTCCCAATATCGTATCATTAATTTTATAAATTCTGGAGTATCATCATTAATGATTTTATCTTGTGCTTCGTCTATTACATCTATTCCCACTTCTACATCATGAGGATTTATAATAAGTTGACTTTTTTTGTGTTTATATTCATCATTATTTCCAATTATTAAATAATTTTTGGCTAGAATTGAAAAATATGAAAACGCTTTTCCTTTGTTGGAATTATATTTATCCATATTGAGAATTAAAAAGGATATTACGTCCTCTTTTAGAGAAATAGACATTTCTTGCATATAAGGAAATTTAAATCTATTTATAATATTTTCTACTAATTTATTGAGAGGTTTTTCTATGCTTTGTTTGTATATTAGTGATTTTTTAACCGGATTGGTTTCTTCATTATATAACATTATAGCATTTTCTGTTTTTTGACTAAAATATATTTTATCCATTTTTTATTTTTTTCTTAATAGATGTCACCATTTCATTTATAGGAATATCTTTTCGCCTTTGAAGTTTTCGTTCATAAATTACTTGTTGTTTTGGAGTTCGCATTTCGTTTAACTCAGGATTAAGCTCACTTTCATCCACAATTCCATATTCAGAAAGAGTTTTAAACATAGTATATAATGATTGATAAAAAATCCCTACCTCATCTTCACTACGAAATATTCCCTCAGAATCTATTTTATCTAAATATAAATCGAGATATTTTATAAGAACAGAAAAATTTTCAAGCCATAAGTCGTATTTATCAATTTCAGTTGTAAATATATCCTTTAATTTATTAAATTGTCTAACTTTTTGTATAATTATAAAAACCAGAACTAAAATTATAAACAGTAATAATATTATCATTTCAAACATAATTTATTCCTTTTTGGTACTTTCCTCTAATTCCTTAAAAATATCATTAAATGTTGATGATAAAAATCCTGAATCATCGTTTTCAAAAATGTTTTTGGTTTTTTTCTGTTTGTTTACACTACGTATTGTTGAAACTTTTTCTCCATTTTCAAAAAAACGAACTCCGTCGTCTGAATATTTCCATTCTTCATATTCTTTTTTCATAGCAAGCATATCAGAAAAATGTATTATGTGAGGAAGCATGGTTCTCAATGCAAACTTCGGTTCATAATTTATAAGATAACTTTTAGCCATTTCATCATATAAGCCGTCATGTATTAATATGGATATATATTCAGTTTGAGAAACTTTTATATTATAAGATTGAAGAAGGAACAACGACCGAGAAGGAATTCCCATGTATTGTAATTTATCGGAAAAATCAAATGGTTGACCTTTTTTAATTTTCCAATCTTCTGTAGTTAATACATAATATTCCTCGTTTAAATCTCCTATTTTTCCTAAATCGTGATTAATTGCAACAAATAAAAGTTCTTCATCAGAATACGTTTCTTTTACTTGAATAGTTTTCCACAACTTACTCATTCGTTGAGAAATATCAATTACATTGAGAACATGTTGAACATATCCTCCTATATAAGCACTGTGATAATATACTTTATTTGATGCAGGAGCCGAAGCTATTCGTGTGGAATTAGAATTATATAAATTTAAAAGATTATTTTTTCTTTCTCCATCAAAACCATTTTCTATAATTAGAATTAAGCGAGTAAAATTATCTTCAATTTTTTTATTATCAATCATAGAAATCCTTTCCCTTTTTCATTAAAAAACCTTATCCTTTGCGATATGGTAGCCACCTGCGGTAGGTAGCTATCCATTCACCGCTCGCAAAGAATACCAGCTTTCAGGTGGTTAAAGGAAGTTTAACTAATTTAAAGAAAAGGAGTTCCAATTATTTTTTCTTTTGTATAGCCTTATAAATTGTATTTAACAAAGCCAATTGCTTTTGAGTTATAAATTGTTTGGTTCTAACTTGTTCGAGCACAGAATTTACATATTCATTGTAAAATCTGTTGTTAGGAAGATATATTCTTACATCTTCCTTGAGAGACAAAATTTTGTTTTCTATTTCATGTAATTTATTAACCCTATCTGGTTCTGGTTCTCGTCTAATTTTCATCTTGAATCTACAAACCCGTTCCATATTAGGTGTAAAAGCTCCTCCTTTTAATAAAATTTCGCGCATTGAGATAAGAAATCTATCATTTGTTTTTTCTTCTTTTTCGAGAAAATCGAGTATGTCCGAAAATTTATTCTTGTATTCTACGATTCGTCTCTGTCTTACTGAATCATCTTTCATTTTCTGTAAAAGCCTTTCTGCAAGAAAATGGTCTTTCCATTCAATCCCGAACACTAACTGAAGGCAATCAAAGCCAACAGAATAAGTATGAGATTGAGATTCAATTACAGCCACATACTTAAGCCGCGAACCACAAAAATCACATTTTTCGTCATTAAGAAAGCAAATGTGAGCATCTTTAAGATTAAAGTTCTCAGAGGTTGCTATCTCTCTGATATTAACTTTCCATCTTTTACTTTGCTTTGTTTTTCCAGCAGAATTTGTATAACTATTATTCATATAAACTCTCTTTTTTTAACAGTCAGAATATACAAATATTATTATAAATTGTCAAATATTTTTTCGATAATATTTTTTTGTTCTTCACTTATCTTACATAATAATATTTTTTCATTGGTTACGGCTTTTTCCCCTGGAGATAATAATAAATCAGCATGATTCTTATATCGTTTGTTCATTGTGTCTCTTATTTGATAAATTCCATCTTTATTATTCATGGTTCCTTTTATAAAAACATAATCTCCATATTTAAAAATACCAGATTTTAAAAAATCTCTACTTATGGCTATATAACGATGTGAACCTGCATTCTTAATATCAATTACAGTTCCATCTGCTGTAATATTAGGAGTAGAATCTGTTTCCTTTTCTACTGGATGATACCCTGAGAGTCTGATTACATAACTTTTTGTGTAAATTTCTTTTATAAGCTGTTTCATTTCTCTATTTTCTTTTTCAAGTTGTAAAACCTTATTCAATTCTGATTCGTGTTTTAATGGATGAAAATCATTTATTAAGAATGAAAATAAAGTTATAAATAATATATAAAATTTCATTTCATATTTCCTCCTATGATTTATATTTGATTTGGAATAGGTTAAAAAAATAAAAAGTCCAGTCAAATGGACTGGACTGTGTAGGTTATAAAATGATGCGGTATCATGAGGTCAAAAAGATAAATTAGTTATTCATCAAGTTGTTCTTGAATAATTTTGTTTTTAGCATGTCTTTGTCTTTTTCTTTGAAGCTTTTTTAAAAACCTTTCTAATCTACATACAGCATGTCGGTCACATGATAGTGAATGATTATGTTTAAAAAAGCCGTAACCGTTTCCATCATTTTCATCATTTGTTCCTGTCGATTTACCACGGGGGTCTTTTCCATTAATCCAAAACCAATTCATGGTCTGCCACAATTTTCTGCGACTGTCCAACTTTGCTTTTTCTTTTGGTCTAAATTTCATAATTCTCCCTATATGCTTTTTATGTATTTTGTGGAGACGTTGGGATTCGAACCCAAGTCCAGATATAAGCTAAACAATTGTCTACAACCATATTCAGTTTTTCTAACTGAAAAAATAGAATATCATATCCTGTATTCGATATACTGGTTACAGCCACCTTAAAATCTAACGTCGCAGATAGATTGTATGATATTCATTTTTTCTATTTATCTATCTATCTTGTTCATACCTACTGCCTTTATGCTTGAACAACAAAACATAAAGGAGTCTGCATTAAGCAGCAGCTATTATTGTATTAGCGTTTATTTTTTTCTGATTAATTAATAGGATAATCAGAATCCTAAGTTGCAAATTGTATCGCTACCAACCTGTCGATTCCAAATATCGTCCCCAATGTCAAAGAACTTCGTCCTCTATAAATATAAACAAATTTACAAAATAAAAATATATAAGTCAATAGTTACTATTTTGTTTTAAATAAATAGATGTTTTTTTCCATCCTATATCATTTATCATGATAAATATTTTTTCCAAAAACTGAGCAGTATCAGAATGATATATCATTTTATTTTTATTATTTGTCCAGTAATTGAGTGGTGTCGAATCAGACCATGTTTTATTATTATATGCTTTTCCTGCTCCAATATAATCACATATAATTTCTACAGCATCTTTATATGGAATTCTTATAGGAACCAATTTGCCAATGTTATTAACATTGGTATCCATCCAATATTCCCAGTGATGTGTATTATGCCCTTTATGATGTTGCCACCCCAATGAATATCCTTTTTCTTTTTTTTCAATGTCTATTGGACTTTGACATCCATTACTGTATTTATAACTTAACAATTCTATAAACGAAAGTTTGGATAAATCATGTTTTAATCCTCTCCATAAAATACCACAATCTTTACAAGCTAAAAATACAGCATATTTGTGTTTAAAAATCGTTTTTATATGAAGAAATAATTTATTCAT